TGCATAGCTTTCGCACAGGATGGAATCACTCTTGCGATTGGTAAAGACGTATCAGCTAGAATAGACGAAAGAGCAGACAAATCTTACGCTACTCAAGTATACTACTGCCAATCAATCGGTGCTACTAGAATGGAAGAAGCAAAAGTTCTTGGTATAGTATGTCAAGAAGCATAATAGGAGGATATTAATATGGCTACAGTTTATTCGATACAAAAGACTAAATGGGATCAGAACGTACCTTCCGAAAAGATAGACACTACTGAACTAGCAGGTAGAGTAAGAGTTGCTCATGCAGAATATGAAGCATCTTCTCTAGCATCTGGTGATGTGATTCAAATGTTTAATTTACCAAATGGTTCAAGAATCATTTCTGGTAGATTAGCACATGACGCATTAGGTAGTTCAACTACTTTGTCAGTTGGTTATGCTGCTCACAATAATGCCGCTGGTACTGCTGTAAGTGCTGCCGCTGCTGCTTATAAAGCAGCTGCTGCTTCTACTTCTGCAACTGCAGTTAACGCTGCAAATACTATTGCATTAGGTGAAAACTCACTTGTAGACGCTGATAAGGATGGACTTCCTGTTTCAGTAACTATGGGTGGTGCTGCAGGTACTGGTACTATTCAATTAACTATGATGTACGTTATAGATTAATTAATAAAATTTTAGGCGGTGGAAGCGAGAGTGGAAACCGCCTAGAGTGCATGAAGAAGATACAAGATTTAAAACCTGTATTACATTTTAAAAAAGATAATTATGTATATAGGTATGTGTTAGTAGATAGGTTTAAACATGATACTAAATATCATTATGGCTTTGATACTAAAGAAGAGAAAACTGAAGCAGAAATATTTGCTTTAGAAAAAGATAGACAAATAAGACGTAAGTATATTATAAGGAAGTAGTATGGCATCAACAGTAGAAATTTGTAATGGAGCATTAAATCAATTAGGTGCAACAACTATACTTTCACTTACAGAAGATTCAAAAAACGCTAGACTTTGCAATCAAAGATATACTCAAGTAAGAGATAGTGTGTTTAGATCACATCCTTGGAACTGTTTACAGAAAAGAGTTGAACTAGCAGCAGACACTACAGCTCCTGCATGGGGTTTTAGTTATGCTTACACATTGCCTTCAGATTGTTTAAGGTTGTTGAGAATATTAGATTACGATTCTAATTATAAAGTAGAAGGTAGAAAAATTTTAAGCAACACATCTAGTATGAAAATATTATATGTTTCTAGAGTTACTGATGCCAATGAGTATGATGAATCATTAAGAGAAACTTTATCTGCTGCATTAGGTGCTGATATTGCTTTTGGAGTTACTTCTAATAATCAAACATCTCAAAATATGTATCAACTATTTCAAGAAAAATTAAAAGATGCTAGATTTATAGATTCAACTGAAGGTCAAAACATAGATCAAGATCTAGGTATGGCAGATGCTATAGACGCAGGTAGTTTTATTAACTCAAGGTTTTAATAAATGGCTAGAGTTGCAGTTCAATTAACGAACTTTACAGGCGGTGAGCTATCTCCAAGATTAGATGGTAGAAATGATTTAGCAAAATATTCTTCTGGTTGCTCAACCTTAGAAAATTTAATAGTATATCCACATGGCTCGGCAGCTCGTAGACCAGGTACAAACTTTGTTGCTGCAGTAAAAGATAGCACAAAAAAAACAAGATTAATTCCTTTTGAATTTTCTACAACACAAACTTATATGTTAGAGTTTGGTGATCAGTACATAAGATTTTATAAAGATAATGGTCAAATATTATCTAGTGGTTCAGCTTATGAAATATCTACACCATACTTAGAAGCAGAACTATTTGATTTAAAATTTGCACAGAGTGCAGACGTTATGTACATTTGTCATCCTAATCATGAAGTAGAAAAATTATCTAGAACAGGTCATACATCATGGAGTTTAACAGATGTAGATTTTACTAAGGGACCATTCTTAGATCCTAACGCTACAGGAACAACATTAACACCATCTTCTGCATCAACAGGATCAAGAACTATTACAGCAAGTGCAGTTACAGGAATAAATGGTGGGTCTGGATTTTTAGCAACAGATGTTGGTAGACAAATACATTTTAATGATGGCTATGGTGTAATTACAGCAAGAGCAAGTACAACATCTATAACTGTAAATGTAACTACAGCTTTTGCAAATGCTAACGCAATTACTAATTGGTATCTTGGAGCATTTTCAGACACTACTGGTCATCCTTCTTGCGTAACCTTTTTTGAACAAAGATTAGTTTTTGCTGCAACATTAAATAATCCACAAACAGTTTATTTCTCAAAGTCTGGTGATTATGAAAACATGGATGCTAATCTTGGTGGAACTATTGCAGATGATGATGCTATTATTTATACGATTGCGTCTAACCAAGTAAATGCAATTCGTTTTATGACAGCTACAAGAACTTTAATTATTGGTACAGCAGGTGGTGAATTTGCAGTATCTGGAGGTGGTACAGATAGTGCTATTACTCCAACAAACATATTAATTAAAAAACAATCTAACCATGGTGCAGCTAATGTAGATGCTATTGCTGTAGGTAACGCCACACTATTTTTACAAAGAGCTAGAAGAAAAATTAGAGAATTAGCTTATAACTTTGATGTAGATGGTTATGTAGCTCCAGACATGACAATCCTTGCAGAACACATTACTGAGGGTGGATTAACTCAAGTCGCATACCAACAAGAACCTAATCAAATTATTTATGCTGCAAGAGAAGATGGAGAGTTAGTTGGATTAACATATCAAAGAGAGCAACAAGTAACAGCTTGGCACAGACATATTTTTGGTGGAAGATTTGGTATAGCAACAATAACAGTTTCTGATTATGCAAACATTGCAAATGGAACTAAGTTAACTTTAACAAAATCAGATGGTACAACTGTAGACTTTAATTCTACAACAGGAACTGCAGGAACAAATGAATTTAAAACTGAAACCAATAATAATACTACAGCAACTAATTTAAAAACTGCAATCAATGCTCATGCTAATTTTACTGCAACAGTATCAAGTGCAGTAGTTACAATTACTGAAACAGCACATGAAGCAACAGGATATTTAACGATTAGAAGTTTTGACAGCACAAGATTAACTGCAACAAGCGAAGGTAAAGCAATGGTAGATAGTGTAGCTGTTATTCCTACAGATGATAAAGAATATCAAACTTATGTAATTGTTAAAAGAACAATAGATGGAACAACTAAAAGATATGTTGAATATTTAAACGAACTTGATTTTGATGAAACAGATAACACATCATTTAATTTTTTAGATAGTGCATTAAGTTACAGTGGTAGTGCTGCAACAACCATTTCTGGATTATCACACCTTGAGGGTCAAGTCGTTGCTATACTAGCAGATGGTGCAACTCATCCAAACAAAACTGTCAATGGTAGTGGTCAAATTACTTTAGATCGTTCAGCAAAAAATGTTAAAGTAGGTTTAGCTTTTACATCTTTATTACAAACAATGAGATTAGATGCTGGATCACAAGATGGTACATCACAAGGTAAGACTAAAAGAATATATGACATTACAGTAAGAATGTATGAAAGTATTGGTATAGAAGTTGGACCAAACTTAAATGATATGGAAAGAATACCATTTAGATCTTCTGCTAATTTAATGGATGAAGGTATACCTCCATTTACAGGAGATAAAGAAGTAGAATTTAGAGGAAACTACGAGACAGATGGGTTTATTTTTGTTAGACAAACACAACCTTTACCTTTTACAATTTTATCGTTATACCCAAGGTTAGTAACAAATGATGGATAATATGTTATATATAGTACCTTATACTGCACAACATGGACAATTTATTTTATCTCAACAAATGAATCATAAAGTATTAGAAGCTGATAGACATTACATTAATGTTGATGGTGATGCTAAAAACTTAGAACAAGATCATTTAGCATTTACTGGTATTGTTAATGACAAAGCTATCTTTGCTGCAGGAATGAAAATGATTTGGGGTCAAGTTGCTGAAGGTTGGGTGATTGCAACAAGTGAAATGTGGAAACATCCACTAGGTGTAGCTAAAGCAATTAAAAAAGATTTTGCTAGAGT